TCCTGGCCCCATTGGCGCGGCGGCGTTCCCACCCGGTGCGATTCGATGAGCTGGATCCGAGGGAGGCTGGCCCCCTTGGTCTTGAGAATGAAAACTTCCCCGTCCACAAACCAGGTCCGGGCGATCAGGGACTGGATGCTGCTCAAGGGCTGCAGGCTGGTCAGGTCCGGGAACTGGCACCACTCCGACCACCACTCCATTGCCCGCAGGTTCCATTCCTCGTCCGTGCTGGCCGGGGTCAACTGCAGACCGTTGGACCCAACCGTGAACTGCTCGAACCGGTCGCAAAACGCGTTCATCAGAGCGCTGTTCCGCTCGAAATAGCGGGATTTGCGGACCAGTTCGGATCGGGTGGCCCCGTCGGCGTCGAACCGCGCGTCCTGCAGAAAGGCGGGGATGTAGCTGCGCCGGCCGCCACCGGGCTGGGCGCCCTCGTAACGGGCCTGGAGCCTCCGGCGGAAGGTCCGGATCACGGCGGCCGTTGCCTTGGCAAGACGCGTTAGCATCGGAGCAGGGTGTGGTCGGAGCCGACGGATTTGATGGGGCGAACCTCCGCCATCATGGCGGCGTAGATTTCCGCGTCGGTTGGGGATTCGCCGAGAGCGGCCTTGACCCGGTCGTGGAGGTCGATCAGCTCGCGCCAGAGCTCGAGCATCTCCAGCGGCGTGGGACCAGCGCTTCCCGGCTCGGCAAACACAACTTGCCGGCCGTTGCCGGAGGTCGATTGGATGGTTTGGCCGGTGTCGAGAGTGGCGGCCAGGGCGGTTTCCTGGGCGCGCAGCCAGGTCCGAAGGCCGGTAGGCGGCTCCGTCGCCTGGGCTGCCTCCCAGGCGGCCTCAAGCCGAGATCGTTTCAGCCACGCGCTTGCCACGCCCTACCGATACGGGAGGACGTGTGGGGAGCGTTAGTCCAAGTTGGTTCGAGTTGGGGCAATTAGGACAAGTTCGGACCATTGCTGGGAAAGGCAGCGGGAATCGGGGTTTGATCTGAGGGGGTGAAGCGACTGCAGGCCGAGAATCGGATTAGCCTGCAAAAAGGCGAGGACCACCGCAAATAGGGCTTGCTTGCAGGCTTAGTTCTTGCCTAACATAACGTTGTTAGCCCACTCACCAGAGTCTTGCCAGACCCTTGGCAGGCGGGAAGCGGTCGCCTGTGCGCCCGTATGCTGACGGCAAATGAGCTTATCCATTCTCTGAATGGCTTGATTTGCATGCCTAGTAGGTTAAGCCATAATGACTTAAGTGCATGGCTATCGACCTTTCAATATACGAACCGGTAGTTGTATAATCAATGTTCGGCAGCACCACGCGCCGTGATGATTGGCGCCGCCAACAGTCAAAACAAGGAGGCAAGTAATCTATGAAAAAGATCACACACATCCTAGTTGCACTCACGTTCACCTTCGCGTGCTTGAGTCTTTGGGCGATGCTCGCGGCAGTAGGCAATCTATCACCGCATTGGTCCCAAACTCCGCCAGCATTCACGAGACTTTGCTTGAGCTTGAGTCCATTCCTGCTGGTCCTGCCCGTTCCTGTCGTGGCCTACTGCGTGTTCGCACTGGTCCGCAAATCCACGGAAGTGGAGGCTGGGACGGCGTTCATCGCTTGGACGATGACGGCACTATGCCTTGTTTTCTTCCCGGTCCTCTTAGCCGTCCTTCTTCCGTGCTTTCAACTCTTGGAAGTCAGATAGAATAATTAGAACCGTGTGCCGAACCAAGCGCTCGACCGAATGACGAGGAGCGCGGTCACGTTCATGTGGCAAAACGCGCGTCACTCGCGCGCTCCTCGTCATCGGTCAGCTTGTCGTTCACACATCGAATCCCTTTGCCCTCAAGATTCCCAGGGCTTGCTTCGTCCGATAAAGAACAACGCGCCGATTCAACCGGATCCGGGCCTGGTCGAGACCGAGGCGGCGTTCATTACGACTGATTTGCTTTGGCGTCATCCGCGGATCGATCAGGGCGGCAATGTCTTTCCGGCTCAGACGACGGGTCATGGAACCTCCTCCTTCTCCGGCTGCGCAATCGTTGCCCAGGGCAATCGGCGGTGGATCATCGCCATCGCCAATTGCTCGAGTTCGCAGTCCAGCAGATGATCCGGCCAGCGGCCGCTGCGCAGCCGCCAGATGACCTGCACCTTCCCGGAACGCCCGATGACTTCGGGTTTCTTGACCTTGGCATCCAGATGGCGGAAATAGAGATCGTCGGCCTGGCCGGTCAGCTCCCACCGAAATCCCCCGGCGCGCTCCGGTCCTTTCCGGAGCTTGGCCAGGATGTCCAAGAGGAAATCCCCGTTGAACTCGAGCAGGGGGAGCCGGAACTTCCGATGCGGAAGGGCCGCGCTGCCCAGGCAATAGGGGCGCGGCTGCTTGGTCTTGGGATCCTTCCAGGAAGCGTCCCGCTCCCGGCCTTTCATGGGGGTCCAGCCGACGTGCATCGGCAGCAGACCGGGCTGGCGGGAAGGCACGATCCTGCCCCACCGCAGGCAGTGGGCATAAACGTCTGCCGCCGCGTGACCGGAATCGATTCCGACGTGGTTGTCGGTCACTCCGTGGGCGAGCTGGGCCTCGCGGATCTCTTCCCTGGAGAGGTGATAGCTGCGGACCCCGGGAATGGCGTTGGCATTCTCGGGACGCCAGAGCCCCTTGCGCACCGCGACCACCTTTTGGGCGTCCGAGATATGGCCGGCGCACTCCTGGCACTGGTAATGGGCGCTGGCGCGCACGCGGCCCAGGTGCCAGGCGCCACTTTCGTCCTTGGCCTGGGGATCCCATTTGACCTGGGGCCAGAGCAGTTTAATCGGGCGGTCGCAGTGCGGACACGGAATGAAGAACCGGCGCTGGTCGCCCTGGAGGAAATGCTGCCAGATCTCGCCCTCGAGGGTGGTCGGCGTCGAGGTGAGGAAGTGTTTGCTGCTCGAGTAGCTCTTGGTGCGCTGCAGGGCCAATTCGAGGGCGGCCGCCTCGCGGCTGGTGGCGGCGGCGAATTTGTCCACTTCGTCGGCGACCAGGATCCGGATGGGGCGGCTGGCAAGGTTGGCCGGCGAGTTGGAACCGACGAAGGTCAGTGTGCAACGGTCAAAGTGCTGTTCGAGCAAGGTGATCTTCTTGCGGTCATCGGGGAAATGTCGGCGCATCACGTCGCTCTCCTCCAGGAAGGGCATCCAGCGGGTGCGGCTGAAAGATCGGGCCAAGAGTTCGGTGGGCATGAGCCAGAGAACCGGTGAGGGCTCGTTGTCGATCACCCAGCATAGGCCGGCCATGAGGGTGGTGGTTTTGGAGGTTTGGGATCCCCAGCAGAGGACAACATCGGTGACGCTGGGATCGTGCCAGCACTCGAGCGGTTCGCGGACATAGGGGCGGTTGGCGGTGGAATAGGGGCCGGGATGTTCGGTCTGGCGGCTGGTCAGAAGCAGGTTCTGCTCGCGCCAGTCGGTGACGCTCTGCTGGGGTGTCGGCTTCCAGATGGCCCGCAGGTCGTCGAGGATCTCCGTTTGGATGGGCGTCAGCATGTGTTTGTGATCTGGTGGATCCATGAACGGTGGAAGTCGAAGAGGCGGCGGTCGTTGGAGAGGGCGAACTGCTCCAGGTTATTGCAGGACCGGAGATTGGCGCTTCCTTCGACAACGTAGCGGTCCTTGCGCCCTGCCGGCGCCAGCAGGATGACCTTGGCGTGGTTGCGTGAGGAAACCAGTCGGCAGCCCCGGGCCTCCAAGGCGGCTTTGGATTCCGTGAAAACGCTCAAATCGGACTTCGCGAAGTAATCCGAGCACAGGATCGTCGCGCGCTGGATCCGGCCTTGGTCGATCAGGCGGCACAAATGGCCGTTGTTGCCCAGGTTGAAACCCAGGGTCGCAATCCAAAGCTCCGCGAAGGGGCATGCTGCCAACTCGACAATCGCCGGCACCAGATCCCAGGCGTGGAAATCGCCCCCCATGATAGCGTGGACCGTTTCCCCAGGGACCGGCAGCGGGCGGACCAACCGGACCGCATTGGGAACCCCACGGAGGTCGTAGGCGCGTCGTCCGGCTGTCCGGGTGACCAGACGCTGGTCGTGGCCGATTCCCGTCTCCTGGCCGGCGCTACGGCGCTTCTCGGGGGTCTTCTGCGCTTGCTCGGCTTCCCATTCCACTGCGGCGGCCAGTTCGTCAAGGTCGCCGACCGCCAGCGGTTCGTTGAGCACATCGTCTAGCTCGTCCATGGATCGGTATTGCTGAGGGTTTTCAGAAAGACATCCTGGACCCAGCGCTCGAGTTCCGCCTCGGCATGCTCGGGATCATGCGGGGAAATCCGGCCGGCCAGTTGTTTGGGCATGCTCCGTGCCAGGCTGGCGGCGGCAGCGTCGTGCTCCTGCATGACGCGCTTGACCCACTCGCCGGACACCAGCCTGCGCTCCCGTTCCATCAGGTCTAAAAGCCGTTGGCGGATCTCGATCCAGTTTTTGGTGGCGACGTGGTTGTCGCCAAGGCGCTGGCGCACATCAGCCCGACCCTCCCTCAGAGATTGTGCGACCAAAACGTAGGCAGCCTTCGTGATATTTTTCTGGCGCTCGTATTCAGCTTCCGGGCCTTCCTCGGCGAGCTTCTTCCGGTCGATCGGCTCCCTGACTTCCGGTGGTGGCCCGGGCATATCGGTTGCGGCAACCTCGGATTGCCTTCTGGCTGGGCCCGATTTCCGCGCCCTGACATGCTGGCGATGCCAGGCGATGGCGGCCTCGAGGCTATCTGCCGGCATCCCGGCCTTGCGCCACCTGGTGATCAACGGCGGCTTGACCCCGAGGTGCTTGGCGATCTGGCGGTTCGAGATGGGGGGCATTAACTTCGCGTTACCTGGTTAACTCTCGCATGGAAAACGCACTGCGGCGGACCATGCAAGTCATTGATATTCAAAAAGATTTCTTTGATTTGCATCACAATTTTTGCTCCCTTCATTAGATCAACGTATCGCTCGGACGATCCTTCGGGATCTCCACCGTCACCCCGGTGCGCATCAACCGATCCGCGACGCGGATGGGGGGATACGGCAGGGGCGAGCAGCGTCGGCCGGAGAATACCCGGCAGCGCGTGGGGGATCAGTGGGATGATTTGACTGGGTGAGAGGCCTTTTGGTCAAAATTCCGTGCGAGCCGATCCATTGTATAGACAAGTCCCCCTCGCTGGCGTCGGCCCCCCCCCCGCCCCCTGTCTGCGTGCGCTCGCGGATCGCGCCGTAGCGGACTGCGGACCGGGCGGCGATGACGGCGGCGGTCGCCTGTGGCGCGGCCGGCAGCCGGTGCCAGGGCGTGGGGCCCGGTCGCGTCATGCCGGATGGTAACAGGCTGTGGCCCAAGGCGGGCAAGGGTAGAGAAAACAGGCCCTGCTCGGGGAGGATGCTGCTGCTGGCCTTCCCCCAGAATGGAAGATCGAAGGGCAACCGCAAGGCGGTTCGGCCGGAAGCAGGAGTAGCGTCCCACATGAGCCCCCGGAGGCCAAGCGTGGCGAGCCGCTTCTATCGGGCGGAGACAGGATCGCCCGGCGGCAGGGCAAGGGCGGAGCCTTCCGCGATCACTCCGTCTTGCGTGGGATCTCGACTTTGCCGGCGAGGTATTTCTCGACGAGCAGGGGACAAAGTGACAGGTTCACTATCGGCTCGTCCATAACTGCCGCCGGCCGGATCTGGATCCACGTGCCTGGCGTGGCGGCCGCCGTGCAGCGGAACTCCCCACCCAGGGCATCACGCCAAAACTCGGCCAGCACATGCGTCCCGCTTGCCGGCGGGCCGACGATCGCGGT